GCCGGATACAATCGTGGTCAATTGCGTGGAGTTGTAAAACTTGGATACAATCCAACTTCATCTCAACGTGATGACCTATATAAGGCTCGTGTCAATCCTCTTGTATCTTTCCCCGGCCAAGGAACTCTCCTTTTCGGTGATAAGACTGCACAGAGTAAACCAAGCGCCTTTGATCGTATCAACGTTCGCCGTTTGTTTATCGTATTGGAAAAGGCAATCTCTACTGCTTCCAAGTATCAGTTATTCGAATTGAATGACGAATTCACACGAGCAATGTTCCGCAATATGACAGAACCTTTCCTACGGGATGTTAAGGGTCGTCGTGGTGTTACGGACTTTCTCGTTGTTTGTGACGAAACAAATAATACCGGAGAAGTGATTGACACGAATCGTTTCGTGGCTGATATTTACATCAAGCCCGCTCGTTCGATCAACTTCATCACGCTTAACTTTATCGCCACTCGTACTGGTGTTGAGTTTTCTGAGGTTGCTGGACAACAGTAATATAAATAGTTAAAAGAAAGGAAAACTATCATGGCACTAGGAGTAGACGATTTTAAATCAAAACTTATTGGAGGAGGCGCTCGTCCTAATCTGTTCAAGGCAACTGTCAACTTTCCGGCATACGCTGGAGGTGACAGTGAATTGACACAGTTCTTGGTCAAGGGTGCTCAGTTACCCGCCAGTGTTATCGCTCAAATTGACGTTCCCTTTCGGGGGCGTCAGTTGAAGATTGCCGGAGATCGCACGTTTGAAAACTGGACAATTACGGTTCTTAATGACGCCGTAATGAGTGTTCGGAATTCGTTTGAACGTTGGATGAACGGTATGAACGAGCATAACGCTAATCTTGGATTGGTGAACCCAACTGACTATCAAGCAGATATGCTGATCGAGCAACTTGATAAGTCCGAAAACGTAACGAAACGATATCAGATTCGCGGAGCATTTCCTGTAAATGTTGCGGCGATTGATCTGAGTTACGATACGAATGATGCGATTGAAGAGTTCACAGTTGAACTTGCGTATCAGTATTGGGAATCATTGGGTGGCAATTGGGCCACGACCTCTTAATTAGATATCAATTCAAACCTATTCGCCCCGTGAGTCTATCCTTGCGGGGCGAATAAATACATTTATGGAAATATTTGGCTACGAACTAACTAAGAAAATTACTCCGAAAGTAAAGAAAGAAATCATTTCACCGATTCCAAAACCGAGTGATGATGGTTCTGCGGCAACTACGGTTTTTTCTGGTGGTCTTTATGGTCAGTATATTGATCTTGGAGATTCGGCAACGATCTCTGATCATGATCTTATTTTAAAGTATCGTGAAGTTGCTACACAACCCGAAGCGGATACAGCGATTACAGATATCGTTGATGGTGCGATTGCATCAGCTGACAAATCCTCTCCGGTAGATATTTCACTTGATGATCTGGATCAACCAGATAATATTAAGAAGCAGATTGTCGATGAGTTTAATAAGATTCTTACACTTTATCGATTCAATCATAACGGTCACGATCTTTTTCGTAACTGGTATATTGATGGTCGAGTCTATTTTCAGATCATCGTTGATAAAGAGAATCCAAAACGAGGAATCGTAGAACTTCGCTACATCGATCCCACAAAGATCAGTAAGGTTAAAGAAGTCAAAAAGGTACGAGATCCAAAGACTGAAGTTGAGTATGAGAAGATAGTAGCAGAATATTATCTCTACTCCGAAGGTATTCTAACGAATACCGAAATGAAGGCTGGTCAAGGAATCAAGTTAGAGAAAGAATCGATCATTGCAGTCAACTCTGGTCTCTTTGATCCTTCTCGTATCAAGTCAATTGGTTATCTTCATAAGGCAATTAAGTTGATCAATCAGTTGCGATTCATGGAAGATTCTTTGGTTGTCTATCGTGTTTCTCGAGCTCCCGAAAGACGTATCTTCTATATTGACGTAGGTAACTTACCAAAGGGTAAAGCCGAAGAGTATGTTCAAAGCGTTGTTGCTCGTTATCGCAATAAGTTGGTTTATAATGCGAGTACGGGTGAAATTACCGATGATCGTAAACACATGTCCATGCTCGAAGACTTTTATCTTCCTCGAAGAGAAGGTGGAAGAGGAACTGAAATCACTACATTAGGTGGTGGAGAGAATCTTGGACAGATCGAAGATGTGGTCTTCTTTCAGAGAAAACTTTACAAAGCTCTGAATGTTCCACTCTCTCGTCTTGAAACAGATACTGGATTCTCTCTTGGTCGAGCGACCGAAGTTTCACGAGATGAAGTCAAGTTTCAAAAGTTTGTTGATAAACTTCGAAAGAAGTTCTCTCAAATCTTCATAGAAGCACTCAAAGTTCAGCTGATTCTTAAGGGTGTTATTGAACCAAAGGATTGGTCTCTTATCGAAGAGTCGATTAATATTGACTTTATTGAAGACAATTACTTTGCGGAACTGAAAGAGTTTGAGATTCTCCGCGAAAGACTTGAGATGCTGCAATTGGTTGAAGAACAGATTGGTCAATACTATTCTCGTGAATGGGTTCGACGCAATATTCTACACCAATCCGATGAAGACATTGAGACTATCAATGATCAGATCGAAAAAGAAAAAGATTCTGGTGATATAGAAGACGAAGAAGACGATATAGAAAATTAAAAATATATAAATAGTAATAATTATGTCAGAAAAAATATTTAACGCACTTGTAAAGAATGATAAAGATGAAGCGTTGAATGCGTTTAAAGATGCAATTCAACAAAAACTTGATACCGCGATGGATGTTCGTCGTGTTGGATTGACTTCGCAAATTTTCAATGATGGAGATCCTGCTCCGGTAATGGAAGAAGATGTTCAGATCGATGAAGCAGTATCCGCAGACAAGTTTGTAAAAGGTGGAAGTGATAAGATCAAACAATCCGAAGTAGAAATGTTACTCGGAAAGATCTATGACAACACAAAACTCACAAAGTCTTTGGTTGCAAATAAAGCGTACTCTGATGGAGAGAGTAATCCCAAGAAAAAGAATCCTCATCAAAAAGATACGATTGACTTTCATCTCTATCAACTAGGACAACAAGTAGAACTCTCACGAATGTAATGACAGAATACTGGAATAATCTTATTGATGAATCAAAAAAGGTTCTCCAAAAAGAAGACGGACACACCGACGTTTCGTCAGCTCTTGGTGGTATTCGTGTTGCTCGTGAAGCACTCGACAATATGGAAGAAATTTTATCGGGAATGAATCCCGAAGACGATCTACCTTCGTGGTGGACAAATCAAGTAGCCGTTTCGGTTGCACAACTGGACGACATGGCAGATATTCTTAAAAAGAAGGTATAAAAATGACAATCACACCATTAGCGGCGAAAGAAACGCCAAACTCCACAGCCTCAAATATATCTGAGGCATCACATGTTTATATCTGTAACACTGTAGCTACAGCTGGTCAAGTCACTCTCCAAACGAGTGGAGGCGCAACAATCGCAACATTCGATGTTCCGCCGTCTGGTCAAATTACTGTTAAGAAGAAGAACGCCGAAAAGATTCTTACTTCGGCCGCAACACTTACTTGTACCGCAATAGGTTACACAAATTAAGATGAAATTAATAACAGAAACACAGGATGTACAACTTGAGTACATCACCGAAGCCAATGAAAAAGGTGGCAAGGATGTTTTCATCGAAGGCGTCTTTATGCAAGCGGAAAAGGAAAACCGCAATAAAAGAATTTATCCAAAGTCGGTTCTGGAATCAGCAACCGATAAATATGTAAAGGAACAAGTTAAGACTGGTCGTGCCGTGGGTGAGTTGAATCACCCCGAAGGACCAGCGATTAACTTGGATAAAGTTTCACATCGTATTACCGAACTCAAATGGGAAGGTAATAACGTTGTTGGAAAGGCACTTATCTTGGATACACCAATGGGTAAGATCGTGAAAGGCCTCGTTGAAGGAGGTTGCAAGTTAGGTGTCTCAAGTCGTGGTATGGGAACTGTTGAATCAAGAGAAAACAAAACGTTCGTAAAGGATGATTACATTCTTGCGACGGTTGACATTGTTCAAGACCCCTCCGCCCCCGAAGCCTTTGTAAATGGCATCATGGAAGGAGTTGATTGGATCTTGGAGAATGGTATTCTAAAACCTCAACAAATTGAAGAATATGAGATTGAAATTAAGAAGGTGGATTCCACTCAGATAGCTGAGGCTCAGGAGCGAATCTTCAGAGATTTCCTCTCCAAACTCTAAATTCAAAATAAGGTATAAACCAAAATGTCTGAAGAAATACAGAACGAAGAAATCGTTGTCGAAGACGTACAGGAAGAAGATCTTGTAGAGAATCAGGAGCTTGTGCAGGATACACCTGAAGAAGTTGCTGAGGAATCTCAGGAATCCCTTTCTGATTCGGTACTCGATGTTCTTCTCGGCGAGGCTAAGAAGAAAAACGAAGCCGAAGACGAAGAAGAAGACGAAGAAGAATCCGATGACGAAGAGTCTGACGAAGACGAAGAGTCTGACGAAGACGAAGAAGAAATGGAAGAATCCGTCGAAGTAGACGAAGAAACCATTGAAGAGTCTTCTGAAGAAGTAGAAGAAGCACTTGAAGAAGGTGTTCAAACTAAAGCAGGTATCCTTGCTGACGCTTTCTCTACTATCAAATCCATGAAGAAACATGATCTCGTTAATGCATACGAAGCGATGCATGGAGATGATGAAGAGGAAGAGATGGAAGAAGAAGATATGGATGGTGAAAAAATCGCTGGTGATAATTCAGCTGCGATCAAAAAGTCAGCTCCGCCTCAAACAAAGGCAGAGATGATCAACGCCATGTACAAGGAAATGCAGGGAATGAAGAAGGATGAATTGATGGCTGCCTATGATGCCATTAAGGATTCGATGCATGGTGATGAAGACGAAGAAGAAATGGAAGAAGCATTTGCAACGGATCTTAAGGTTCTTGCTGACGCAGATTCTAATCTTACCGAAGACTTCAAGGCCAAGGCATCTACTCTCTTCGAAGCTGCCGTTGCAAACAAAGTCGCTACGATCAAGGAAGAACTCGAAAATACATACGAAGATTCTCTTCAAGAGGAAGTCGTATACATTCGCGAGACTTTGATCGAAAAGATTGACAACTACCTCACATACGTAGTTGAAGATTGGATGAGTGAAAACCAAGAGTACGTTGACAACAAGTTGCGTACAGACATCGCCGAAAACTTCATGAAGAGTCTCAAGGATCTATTCGTTGAGAGCTACATCGAAGTACCTGAAAGCAAGGTTGACTTGGTTGACAGTCTCAGCGAAGATGTTGAAGCGACTAAGAGTGAACTCCTCACAGTATCTGAAGAGCGCGATTCTCTCGCTTCTCAGATCGAAGAACTTCAACGTGAAAAGATCATCAGTGAAGCCACTTCCGATCTTACTTCTACACAATCTTCGAAGTTTGTCAAACTACTCGAAGGCATCGAATTCGTCGATGCTTCTAACTTCGAAACTAAGGTTTCGGTAATCAAGGAATCTTTCTTTAACGAGGAAGAGTCCACCCAAGAGTTGGAAGAAGAAGTTTCTTCTGACGAAACAGAAATTATCGTCGAAGGAGAAGGTAATCCTAATGCAGAATTGTCTCCGACAATGCAGAAGTATTTGTCTTCCCTAAGCCGTATTCAACAAAACAGCCACAACAAGTAATTAATTTACTTACAAATATAAAGGAAACATAAAAATGTTTAACGCAGAAAACGACCTCAAAAAATGGGCTCCTGTTCTCGATCATGCTGATGCTCCCGAGTTCAAGGACAACTACCGCAAAGCCGTAACCGCTAAACTTCTTGAGAACACCGAGCGTGCTCTTAACGAAGAACGTGCGGCCAATGGAATGCTTAACGAAAATAACACGACCACAGGTTCGATCCAAAACTACGATCCCGTATTGATCTCCTTGGTTCGTCGCGCTATGCCGAATCTGATCGCATACGATGTTGCTGGTGTTCAACCGATGTCTGGTCCTACGGGCTTGATCTTCGCAATGAAGGCTCGCTACAACGATGTTGACTCTCCCGGCGCTGGTAACGTAACAACTGCTGACACGGAAGCTCTCTTCAACGAAGCCGATACAGACTTCGCCGGAACTGGATCACATGCTGGAACAGATCCTTACGGAAGTCTTGATTCCCCACAGGCCGCGTACACAACTGGTACAGGTCTTGGTACGGCAGCTGGTGAAGCTGGTACTCCTGCTGAACTCGGTTTCACAATCGAAAAGGCAACTGTAACCGCCAAGACACGTCAACTGAGGGCTGAGTACACGATGGAACTCGCTCAGGATCTGAAGGCAATCCACGGATTGGACGCAGAATCTGAGTTGGCTAACATCCTCTCTTCCGAAATCCTCGCTGAAATCAATCGCGAAGTTATCCGTTCGATCAACAGCACCGCCAAGACTGGTGGAGCAAACGTTGGTACTGATGGTCTTTTCGACTTGGTTGCTGACGCAGATGGACGCTGGGCAGTTGAAAAGTTCAAGAGCTTGATCTACCAGTTGGAAGTTGAAGCCAATAAGATCGCTCAGGAAACACGTCGCGGAAAGGGTAACTTTGTTATCTGCTCTAGCAACGTTGCTTCTGCTTTGGCTGCCGCTGGTCAACTCGACTACGCTCCTTCAATGAGCACCAACCTCAACGTTGACGACACCGGAAACACATTTGCTGGTGTTCTTAACGGTCGCATGAAGGTTTACGTCGATCCTTATGCTGGTAACGACTACGCTACTGTTGGATTCCGTGGATCTAACCCATACGACGCTGGATTGTTCTACTGCCCATACGTTCCTCTCACGATGGTACGTGCAGTTGATGAAACGACCTTCCAACCGAAGATCGCTTTCAAGACCCGTTACGGTCTACAAGCCAACCCGTTTGTTACCACAGCCGCTGGTATCGGTTCCGCTAACGCGAACCAATACTTCCGCAGCATTCGTGTTGGTAGCATCAATGTTGGTGGTACGAGCTAATCTAATTAGTTCATAAACACTTTAGAGGAGTCCTTCGGGGCTCCTCTTTTTTTATAAATACAAACATGGCGAGACTTACAACAAATTTCAATTTTCTTTCACCGACTGGCTTTCGTCTTACGATCAATAGAAATCGATTTGCGAACGTTGAATACTTTATTACTGGTTTCACGATTCCATCAGTGACTATGGGTGAATCTGCTCAAGGATTTAGAGGTCATACCGCATTTCAAACGGGTGATACTATTGGATATGATTCTCTTTCTCTTCGTTTTGCAATTGATGAAGACATGAAGAACTATACCGAAATCTTTGATTGGATGGTCAATAATCGCGAAGTTGGTTTGGATTTTTCAGACATGATTCTCACTGTTCTATCCAATCACAATAACGGAACCAAAGAGTTTCAGTTTCAAGACGCTTTTCCAACTTCTTTAAGTGGTGTTGAATTCACCACACAAGCAACAGATGTAGAATACTTACAGGCCGACGTTTCATTTAGATACAGCGAATTTCGTATTATAAAGTAATAAATAGTTTTATATGATGACACTTGATGAAATCCTTGCGATGTGGAAGAAGGACTCGCAAATCGATACAGTATGTTTAGACGAGGCAAGTAAAGAGAACTCAAAGAATCACGCAAAGTATCTGGAGTTGCATAGTATTATTAAGTTGCAACTCAAAAAGAAGGAGATGGCTCAAAAGGTTTTATTGCGTGATAAGTGGTTACACTTTTCCGGAAAACTTCCAAAGGAAAAGATCGACGAATATGGTTGGGCGTATGATCCTTTTGATGGAATGAAGGTGATGAAGTCAGACTTTCACTATTTCTTTGAATCCGATGAGGAGCTGCAAAAGAGTGAAGAAAGGATTGCCTACCTTAAAACCGTAGAGGAAACTCTGCGAGAGATCGTTGATAACATTAAGTGGAAACACCAATCTTTGAAAGTAATTTTGGATTTCCAGCGATTTTCAAGTGGTATGTGATGATAAAGGTCTCAAAGGAGAACGAAGCGAAGTTAGTTATTGAGTGTGAAGACAGTGGAATACTTCGTGAACTTTACGAATATTATAGCTTCTATGTTGATGGATACCGCTATATTCCCGCCTATCGTAATAAGTTTTGGGATGGAAAGATACGACTCTTCGATCTTCGAACACAGCAACTTCCCTACGGTCTTCTCACTCAAACATTAGACTTCGCAACAGAACGAAGATATGATATCAATGTTGACGAATCAATAAGGTTTTCATGGCCGGAAAAAGATGATCTCAAAAAATACATCGAAGAATCTCATATTTCTATCAATGGCAAGTCTATTAATCCTCGGGATTATCAGTTGGATGCCTTCATCCACGCTGCTCGTCATAAAAGATGTATTCTTCTATCTCCGACAGGATCTGGAAAATCTCTTATCATATATCTTTTGGTGCGTTATTTTCTCGACAATTCCAATAAGGGATTGATATCATTGATCGTTGTTCCGACTACATCTTTAGTAGCTCAGATGTCAAAGGACTTTGCGAACTACTCCGCTCTTGATGATACCTTTGATGCCGAATCGGAGATACATCAAATCTACTCTGGAAAGGAGAAGTTCAACTTTGATGCATCTGTTGTAATTACTACATGGCAAAGCGCAATCAAACTGCCTGCTCAATGGTTCTTTCAGTATGGCTTGGTAATAGGTGATGAAGCCCATACATTTAAAGCAAAGAGTTTGACTACGATCATGAATCGTTTGGTCAATGCGGATTATCGGATTGGTACTACCGGAACATTGGACAATGCAATGGTAAATCAGTTAGTTCTGGAGGGAAGTTTTGGGCCACAATACAAAGTCACAACCACAAAGGAACTCATCGATTCGGATACTCTTGCTCAATTGAGTATTAAGTGTTTGGTTCTAAAGTATTCGGATGAGTCACGAAAGATCGTAAAATCTTTCAAATATCAGGATGAGATTGACTACATCGTATCCTACGAAAAAAGAAATAAGTTCATTGTCAATCTTACATGTGATCAAAAGGGTAATTCTCTGGTTCTTTATAATCTCGTACAGAAACATGGCAAACCTCTTTACGAAATGTTTCAGAATAAGGTAAAGGGTAAGAGAAAGGTGTTCTTTGTATCGGGTGCAGTCAATGCCGAGGAAAGAGAACGAATAAGAGAGATTACCGAGAAAGAAAAGAACGCAATCATAGTCGCATCTGTTGGTACGTTTTCCACAGGTATAAATATAGTTAATCTGAATAACATAGTGTTCGCATCTCCAACAAAGTCTCAAATAAGAGTTCTACAATCCATAGGTAGAGGACTAAGAAAAACTACTGATGGAAAACCAACTACTGTTTTTGATATAGCTGATGATCTTTCTTGGAAAAGTAAAAAGAACTATACTTTGAATCACGCTATAGAACGCATAAAAATTTATGCAAAGGAAAAGTTTCAAACAAAAACATACGAGGTACCAATATGAACGTTGAGTGGAAGGCAATCTTTGATGCTCTGATGGAAGGAGCAGACGATATAAAGATCTATTCTTATCGTTTGAATGATGGAAGTTACATCATGGCTGAGGAGTTAGAGTACGATCCTTACTTTAATGTTCTCTTTCTTGATCTTCCGGTCTTGATCAATGTGAAGAGAAATGGATCGATTGCATTAGTCAAATGGATGTTTCAATCTGAATATGAAGAAGAGAATCTTCCACCTCAGCCCATAGAACTTCAATGCAATAAGATCATAGCAAAGACAGAGGCTCCGATCACACTAAAGAGAGATTACCTTAAATTTAATTTCTTGGATAAATTGCATGGATCATTGGATAGTGATGAGTTTGAATCTATGATCGATGAAATAAATTCCTATCATCTTGATAAGAAGGATCCTAGTAGTGATCCTACTATTGATCCTCTCTTGGATATGTATCAAAAGAGATTGAAATACCCCGATCAGAATTGATTCTATTCCTTTTCTTTGTGAAACTTTGAGTATTATACACTTTGATCAAAAAGTTGTCAATATAAAAAATTATTTTATTTACATTTTTCCATATTATGTTATAGTAGCTCTATATTATGAAAGTAAAACCTAAAGATAAGCCACATTATGTGAACAATAAAGAATTTTCTCAGGCAGTAGTTGACTATGTAAACCTAGTAACTGAAGCAAGAGAAAAGAATAATGATGATCCTAAGATTCCGGAATACATCGGAAGTTGTTTTCTGAAGATCGCAGAAGGACTATCACGCAAACCAAACTTTATTGGTTACACATATCGAGAAGAAATGGTCATGGATGGAGTTGAGAATTGTATCAAAGCCATTATGAATTATGATGTTGAAAAGGCAACACGAACAGGATTACCTAATGCGTTTGCGTACTTCACACAGATTGTCTGGTATGCGTTTCTCCGAAGAATTCAAAAGGAGAAGAAGTATCAAGACATCAAAGAGAAGTATATGGATCATGCAGATGTCGAGAACTTCGCTGATTTTGATAATGCGATCAATGCAGGTAGTATCATAGATCGTATTCGTATAAAGGCTCAACAGATTCGTAAAAGAGACGAAGAAGTAAAGGATCTCGCGAAGAAAGAAAAGAAAAAGAAGACTGCAAAGAAGAAGATCTTTCGCAAGTCAGGACTCG